CTGATTGAATATTTATTGGAAGAAACCGCCAACTGGCTCAATCGTTACTCAGAAGATCGTGAATTTGAAATTCCGATGGATGCACAACCATCAAATGACGCTGCCTTGCTGTTGGATGACGACGAAGACGATAATGAAGATGACCCTACAAAATATCAAGCGTAGCGTGAATATTACCGGCGGCGGAACCTTTGCTTTCCAGACCGGCGAAAGACGCATATTTCGTGTTCCTGAAAACATCTCCACCGCGGAGTGGGCGCAGCGTCATAGAATGGTTGTGGACGGCGGGCGGAAAAGTTCCTGGCTCAATGATCGATCGCCATGCACATACGGCATTATGGATGCACTGGATCAGCCCTATATCCGCGAAGTCTATGTCCAGGCGCCGCCGCAAACCGTAAAAACGCAATCAATACTTAACTACCTAATGAAGCGAATCGATCAGGCGCCCACGTCGGCCATGCTGGTTATGCCTGATGAAAAATTGACCGGGCGAATCTTCAAGCGCCGGTTGATTCCATCCATCGAGGCTACGCCAAGAACAAGGGCGATGCTAAGTCCCAGGGCAGAGGATACGACACGTCATAATATTTTATTTATAAACGGGATGGATATCACCGGCGCGTGGGCCGGATCTGCGGCGGCCCTGGCTTCTGACGCGATGGAAGTGGTTATCCTGGATGAAATGAACAAATATCCGGCACCTCAGAATGACGAACCGAACGCCTTTGACGCGGCCAAGGCCCGGACAAATTCCTTTCCTTTCACATATAAAATTTATGGTGGATCGACACCGACCGGCGAAGAGGGACTTATCACCCAGACCATAAAAAAACGTGCTGATGAAATCCGCTATTATTATGCACGTTGCCCGATTTGCGGCGAAGAACAACGGATGTTTTGGGAAAATATTTCATGGGGAAAAAGCAGAGATCCGCGCGAAGTGATACGCAAGAAATTGGCGCACTATAATTGCCGGGCCTGCGGTATGAGGTGGGATGATTCCCTGCGAGACCGGGCCGTCCTGGCTACCATGAAAACCGGATGGCGCGCCGATGAGCCTGTTGAGCGGCCGCGCGTTGTCGCCTTCAAGCTTCAATCCTGGTACATCCAGAGCATGTCTGAAGCAGTGGCCGCGTTCCTGGAAGGTCAAGACGATCCGGAAAAGTTAAAATCATGGGTAACGCAACATTGCGCCGAAGAGTGGAAAGAAAAGGCCATCAAGAAGACAGAGAATGCCGTCCTGGAGCGCAAATCGATTTACCCGGCGTTGATTGTTCCGCCTGATGTTGTGGCGTTGACCTGCGGCATTGACGTACAGAAGGCAGGTTTTTGGTTTATCGTCCGCGCCTGGGAAGAGGACCTAACCAGTTATTTAATCCAGTATGGCTATTTGACGACCTGGGCGGACGTGGAGACACTCATTTATCAGACCGAATATAAGATTCATGAATCACAAAACACCATGAAAATATGGCGCGCCGGGATTGATACCGGCGGCGGGGAATCACTGGATAATGATTGGAGCCGGACGGAAGAGATATATCAATGGCTGAGAAAACAGCCCCAAGGCGCGGCGCAAAGAGTATATGGCATTAAGGGCGCAACACACATTAAGGCATTGGCCGCTAAGCGCATCAAGATAACAAAGATCGACACTTTGCCCAGCTCTCAGAAATTAATTCCAGGAGGTCTTGAGCTGCGGCTTCTTGATACCTCACAATACAAGGGCCTGATCCACTTCCGCCTGGGCCGGAAAGAAGCTACACTGGATGAACCCGCGCAAAGCCAGAGATTTTATGTTCATGCTGATACCGGGCTGGACTACGTCAAACAGTTATTATCTGAAGAGTGGCGTCAAGATCGTAAGAAGCAAATGCACTGGAAACAGGTCTATTATCAAAATCATCTTCTGGATTGCGAAATAATTGCGGCCAGCTGCGCCGACGCTGAATGGTTGCCGTCCCTGCAAATGATGGCAAACTACCTAAAAAATAAAAATCAAGCTGGTGGATCTCAAACTTCAGGCCGGCGCGTAATTAGTGCCGGCGTGGATGGGACCGGTTGGTTTCAGCGACGGAAATAGGATAAATACGAGAGGTAGCGGAAAAGTGGAGAATTGGGCAATACTGGCAGCCGAAAACTCAGCGTTTGTTTTACCTTACCTAACGGAACGTGGAGAGCCAGATCCGGTCATAGATGTTGCTGATATCGCCCGGCGAATCGAAACGACCTTCCACAACCAGGAAGCATGGAACCAGGCGATACATGAAAGCGGTCTGGATGGGTACGTGAAACTCTGGCTGATCGTCCCATCAAAAATAGTTTGACATTATTTTTCATGGGTGTATTCTGATCTTGCGAAAATTCTTAACCGGGAGGCCCTCCGTTATGGGTTTTGTTGTTTGTGGCACGTATTTATTTCTAGGTCATGGTGTTCTGTATCCGCAAGGACAGAGAGGTTCGTTAAGAGCCTTCGCAACGCCATGGCCTTTTTTTATTGAAAGGAGAAATCCACAATGATTAACGACGTAATGAAAATGCAGCAGATCATGTATCACATTCATGGACTTTCGGAACTTCTAAGCAGTCACCACTTCGAGGCGATGCAGCGGGATGATATCAGCCAGGCAACCGACCAAAATAGAATCAGTGAACCTCTGCTGACCATTGCGGATCTTATCAGAGAAAAAGCAGAATTATGCCTTGAAAAATTAGAACTATTTGAAGTTTATTTTCATGAAGCTGATAAAGAGGTGTAAGTTGAATCAGTTACGCGGTGAAAAGTGGCACGTATTTATTTTAGGTCATGGTGTTCTGGTATCCACAAGGGCCGGGAGGCTTTATATGAGTCTTCGCAATTCCATGACCTTTTTGTTTATGGAGGTAATGAAATGGCCGTGAGAGTAGGATATGTTGATAATTAGCGAGTTTATGTTTTTGATTGGCAATTAAAACCCGTTTTTGAGAAGGAACTTGATACGCAAGCCGTTCAGGTATTTAAACACAGGGACATCATAAAAATGCTGAATGGATTCTTAAGGAGAATAGAAACGGCAAATGATCAGAATATCAATAAAATGCATCTTTATTCTTTTCTTTGCGCCTTTGATTCTTATGATAAAGAGAATTTCATGCCCTACAAGGTGATGAACAAAGTAGATGTTATTTTTGATGATGAAAAGGCCATCAAAAAGAAAACAACGCACCCCTTTAAATTGCCACGATGTAGTGCTTCGCCAAAAAACTTTCGGGGACTGAAGGTTATTGAGGGCGGAAGGGCAGCTTCCATAACATATTGAGGATGATCCTGGTCGGGCTCGGCGGATGATCCGGCAGCGGATGACACCAGGACGGCAGCGCAAACAAACCCCCGATCATCACCACCCCCGGCCGCACACTGGCTTATCGATCTTGACCAGGGCAAAGACCAGGTCCCCTTCCGGATCGATCAACACAGGGCAAATATGAAGGCTGTCTTCACCTGGAAGGAATCACCGATCAGGTGAACGATGCCTGGAAGCTGGCTACATAGTGGCTACATGACCACCTTGAAAAAAATAAATAAAAAAACCGTTTCGTTAACTACTCGAAACGGCTTAGTTTTTGGTGAGCCCTGTCGGGATCGAACCGACAACCTACTGATTAAGAGTCAGTTGCTCTACCAGCTGAGCTAAGGGCCCTTGGTCTTTTTATTCTGGTACGCCCGGTAGGATTCGAACCTACGACCAACAGATTCGAAGTCTGCGACTCTATCCAGCTGAGCTACGGGCGCATAACATATATATGGGGTGAGTGAAGGGATTTGAACCCTCGGCCTCCGGGGCCACAACCCGGCACTCTAACCAACTGAGCTACACCCACCATTTTCGCTTTGGTGCGCCTGGAGGGATTCGAACTCTCGGCCAACGGATTAGAAGTCCGTTGCTCTATCCAGCTGAGCTACAGGCGCATTTTAAACCTGCACCAAAAAAGAAGTAGCCTAATATCCCCTCTTCCTTTTTTTGTCAAGATTAATTGCGGAATTTTATCTTAGCGTACATATCCCGCGATGCCGTCAAACCGGTACCCTTTCCGCACACCCGTTGCAGCCTTTGGATTTGTGGAATAATAATGCCTTTTGGTTGATGGATTGTACCAGCGATATAATTCGCGCGTATTGCTCATTCGGGACGTCGCAATATTACCGATAATGCCCTCATAAACATACCCGTCGAGCTTTTTGTCGCCACCCGTCCGGTCGTGATGGTAGAAATGATCCCGCAAAACGGGGTGATACCACCGGTAAAAACTGGTGGTTCCCGGAGTTTGCGGCGCAAAGAGGCGAAAGGCGATCCCCTCCTTGATATAACCATTCTGAATCAGTCTTTTCGAATCGGCCTGCGGATCGGATGTAAACAGGTAATCGAGATCCTTGGAATACAAATAAACATCAATGCTTTTAGCCGACGTATCGGATACGACATCCACAAAGACTTCCGCTTTTTCTTCACCGGCGTTGGATTTGAAAGTAATCTGGTCACTGTAATAGCCGGGAGCCAGATTGGCGGTATTCACTTTAATATTGATATAATCTGTTTCGGTTGTGGTGGTGCCTGAATTGGGGAAAACGGTAATCCATCCCCTGGGTCCGCGCATGATCTCCTGTCCAAATACTTTAACACCCTCCAGTTCCAGAGTTCCATCCTTGATCACGATGGAAATAACATGCGGCCCGTAAGGCAAGCCTTCGGCAATCAGCAGCTCTTTCTTTTCCCACACACCGGAGAGCACATCCGGTACATAGACGGGAATCTCGTCCAGATAGACGGCACAATTTCCCTCTTCCGTATGGGACTGCAAAAAAACACTGATGCCGGTTCCATGAAAACGAAACTTCAGGGAGCCCGGCCCCCCTTTGGTCATTGGATATCCGTTTTTCTCCGTCCATTTTCCAATTAACTCCATCGAGTCTTTCAGATGATCGGGCATCATATACTTGCCGGGTTCCGGCAGTTGGTCATAGTGAAATGAAAAATATCTTTCCCTGACAGGATCATCCGCTCTTTCGCCCGGCTTTGATTTTGGCGCTGTCACAGACCAGATTAACATCTCTCTGCCGCGATTCGTCAGTTCAATTCTTTTCGACAGAAGCTTACCGGGTAATTGGACTCCCAAATCCAGTCTCTGCGGATTTAAATGGATGGATGGCGTTTCCTGCAAAGCGTGAATTCGAAAGCCTACGTAAACGGTTCGCTGACCGCCCGGCGACGACAACTTGAAAGGCAAGCGATGGACGCCTGCTTTCAAATCCTTCTGGCAAACAAACTCCCTGCCTGCGGACTCCAGTCTCATGCCGGTTCGAAAAGATTGCGCCTTTGCCTTATCACTGGAAACATCGAGGCTTTCCGCAACAGTCAGCTCCAGATGCAGATAGACCGGTTCACCGGACACCATGCCCTTGAGCGCCCTGCTCCCTGACGCCTCCCAGCCTTCAGGGCAAGACGCTGTCCAGTCCATCGTTTGCGGAACCATATTCTTCAAGCTGAATTCTCCGAAAACCGTTTCTCCGGGTTTTACGGATCCCAGATCAATTTCTCTCGGCGTGATGGAAAGAACCGGTCGCATATCGTCGAGAGCGCCTCTGGCCTGAATTGCCGCATTTGCCGTCGGTTTATTGCCGGCTTTCTGATTTGCCCCGGTCTGCGCATAAATATTCTGGCTGTAGCCTGAAAAACACACCAGGACGAAAAAAATAAAATAAATCCTTTTTAACATAAATACTCCTGATCCATAGACATGCCGCTACCTAACCCAAAGATGGGATTAACGCAATATTTTTAAAACACTTGA